TAATTGTTTGGCAAGGAGAATTGAAGAATATAAAACGATTGAAAAAGAAGCTAATAGCATTTCATACATTTTAGAAGGAATGGGATTATGAAAGATTCAAAAATACTAAAAAAATATATGGCTTTAAAAAGCAAAGTAGAGGAGGCCCAACAAGAAGCAAATAAAGCAGAGGGGGCTTTGGAAGAGATTACAAAACGGCTTAAGAAAGAATTTGGTTGTGCTGATTTGGTGGCTGCCAAAAGGAAATTAAAACTCTTAAAAAAACAAAAGCAAAAAATAGAAACTGAGTTTGAAGAGGCTATGGAAGAATTTGAGGAAAAATGGTAGATGATATATGTGAAGTAAAGAGATGTAAAAATGTATCTACCATAATTTATTCTGCCAGCAGGAGTGGTAGGAAAAGGGGCATTTGTACCAGATGTTGGTTGTTACATTGTGATAAAATTATTAACCTGAAGAGTAAAAAAACGTATAAGAAAACAAAGTAAGATGGATATAATTAAAACCAGAAAAAAAGTTGATTCATTACTTGGAGAATTAAATACTGCCAAAAGACAAGGTAGAGAAGAAAAAAGAAACCTTAAGGAAGCAAAGAAAAGATTGGAGAACATTAAAGAAGCCCAAACCATCACGCAGCAAGTGGCCCAAATGGTACAGCAACAAGCCCATAAAAGAATAGAGGGTGTTGTTAGTAAGTGTTTGGAGGCTGTATTTGGAAATGAATACGGTTTCAAAATACACTTTGAAAGGAAAAGAGGAAGGACAGAAGCCAACCTACTATTGTTAAGACACGAACATGAAATAGGAGATGTATTAAATTCTGATAGTGGAGGAGTGGTGGATGTTGCCTCCCTGGCATTACGGTTGTCCAGTATCGTTTTGTCCAAACCCCGTCTAAGAAGAATAATGATAATGGATGAGCCTTTTAAAAACTTAGATATGGAAAATAGAGAGCGGGTGAGAATACTGTTAGAAGATTTGGCCAAAGATTTCAATGTTCAATTCATTGTAGTTACACACGAAATAGCATTTCAAACAGGAAAGGTTATTAAGTTATAGGAGAATGAGATGGAAATATTGATTTTAATTGGAATTGGAATAATGGTTTTCGGTCCTATTGCCTTATTCGTAGGAATTTGCAAAGCAATTCGCTCAACATTAACCAAAGAAAGGAAGAAGAAAAAAGGTGGGAACCGTTCCTCAGCGTTTGGTGGTACTTGTTCTTTTGGAAAGGACCTGGGGTAACGGTTCCCGCAATATACTCTTTAAAATTTTCCCACCATTTCTTCTTATTTTACGACTTGCTTGGTAGTGAACAATAATAGCTTTTGCAGCAGGTTTCAATATGTTACATATCATACAATATGCTTCTGGTAAATTATAAAAATTACCATTCAATATCTTCTCCAGAGACTTTTGGTCAAATTGGTGTGGTTTCTCCTTGCATAATTTTTCCCAACTCTTCACCAATTCATAAGTTTCATCTGTGTTACTTAAAAAGATGGTTCCACTAAGAACTTCAAATCCTTGTAAACTCTTATTGAAATGGCTTTTGTCAAATAGATGAACAGCTATATTAGCCTCTATCTCCCCAAACAGTTTTGGCCACCCAAAGAGCTTAGCATCACAATCAACATATACGATATTACAATCAGGAAACTTCTCCATCATCCTCTTTATGAAAGTAGGTTTGTAGTTGACATTTTTATACCAATCTCCCAAACTTTCAATACCTTCTATGTAATAAGGTATGTCATACAATTCTAAAGACTCTACGAGAGTTTGAGTATGCTCTTCGTAAAAAGTTCCTTTGGTAAAGTAGCCTACTATAATAAAAGGTTTCATATATCTATCTCTTTCTCAAACGGTACAATACAGATTCCTTTTCAGGATACTTTGGTGGAATGGAAGTGTTACCTGTCCACATTTGACAATCATCATATATCCTTTTGCACCGCAAATAAAACCCTGCATCCAAAATACATATCTTAAACATATTACTATCAACAAAAAATTCTCGATTCATTCTTGGGATAGACTTATATGATAACCACATTTTATTGTGTTCACACCGATTGGTTATCAGTATATCAAAATCCAAACAATGGTTTATTACAATTTCTGAAACAAGTTTGTGCTCACTATTACCGTTGTCACCCCAAAAATTATGAGTAAAAATGTAATCAGGTTTAATTCGTTTCGCTGTTTTTATTATGTTGCTTGTCAACACCTCTATTGCACCTACAGGAGATGTTGGATTGTTCTCATCTCTAATCATTCTATAATGTCGACCATCATTATGCCCTACCCACTCCAACTTTATCCCCTCCATTTTACATACCTTTTCAATAGCTTCGACTTTCACCGTGCCATAATTTTGATAAGTATCTACACATATTATAAGGTGCCTATCAATGGAAGCATCTTGAAAGATAGGCCAACCAAATATGGTTTCGTCATCTGGGTGGGCAAACACACCAAGCACTTTCATACCAGACTCTCCATAATACTTACAAGTTTTTGGACTTGAATTTTATTTTCGTATTTCCTCAGAGCAAATTCTCTTCCGGCGGCTGCGATAGTTTTCCATTTAGGATTATCGACATCATGTAAATACGATTTGAATCTATCAATGTAATTATTATCATTTATAAATATTGCATTGTGACCGTCTATGAATTCCAATTCATCACAACCGTTTTCAGAATTTACTTCCATAAAAGTTAAGCATCCACAGGCTGGAAGCTCAAAGTATTTATAAACAGAACACACGGTACAAGCAGCAATAGCCGCTCTGTATTTACCAAGTAGAACAGGAAATTCGTCATTTACAAAACCAGCTTCACGGGTCTTACCGTCAACATAGGGTAATCCAAAACATTTATATCTTAAGATATAATAATGGCTTTTATTTGAAATGCCTGGAAGTAAAATGAAATCTTTTATCCTGTTGTCAAAGTTTGGATTTCTGTGTAAGTTCTTAGTAACACCAAATATGATTTGATGATAAGCAATTCTATTTGGTAAAAACTTTTTGGCGTATTTAATTGATTGGTGATTGAAACAATGAGATATAGAAAGTTCGTCTGCTATTCTAATCCACTTATCATCTATATCGTGGCTGTCAGGTGCCCTTGATATTGAGACACCTTTAATTCTATCTGCATTTTTATATACCGATTTGCGTATGTCATAAAAAATAACGACATCAAACTTTGCAACCTGGTTACAATCAAATTCCTGTTCGGTTGGGAAAGAACACGCCTCGATGCTTTCATTCTCAAACAAACCTTTCATAAAAAACCTATAGGCATTGTTAGTAAACCAACGACCGGTTAGACCTCTATTATCTTTATCAAAAACAAAAGCGACTTTTAATTTTGCCATTTTCTTACACACCATTTCATAAGCATTTCTTTATCTTCCATAATAGCCTTTACAACAATCTCAAACATATCGTCTCCAACGTATTTCGTCTTTGGCCAATAATTACTTAGGTTTTTCTCAAACCAAGGGCAATCACGATAGGCATACATTCCCCAACCGTTACTGTTCTCTAAAATAATAGGCTTTCCATCAGCATCATATATAATGTCTACACATACTAAAGTCAAATCAAATTCATTAGCGAACGCATAGGTATGATTAAGAAGCAATCGTAAATCATCATTCAAACTAAAAACCGTTCTAAACTTATCACTTCCAGAAGCAAACGGATGATTTTTATCCTTAATAAATCTCTCTTTTATCATTGCATATTTTTTAGCAATTAAAACAATTCGCCAATCATTTCCTTTTACTTGAGGAAGATATTCTTGCCATAAAACATATCCTTTTTGTCTATTTTTTATCCACAAAATTATGCCATCGTCAGAAAAGGCCTTTCTTGCTTCTGCCAACGCCTGCTCCCTATTTTGTATAAATCGAATATTGGAAGAACCTGCCCCCTCAGAAGCCTTAGATACAAAAGGATATTTTATAGTTTTTGCCAACTTCTTAGCCTTTTCATAGGAGGTTTCATAATAAGTTTTTGGCATCCAACCGTCAAAGGTTTGGTATTGTAAAATCTTATTGTCATACAATTGACCCTCAAGACGATTTGGAATGAGATGTATTTTACTTTTCTTAGCCAAGTCCTCCATCATCTGCTTATCATACTCTCTCCTTGCGATAGGATAATGGGACATATGAACAAAGACGGCCACGTCTTCCTCATCAGGTACTTCGTCTGCCCGTGTGAAAGAAGTAACAGGAACACCTAATTTTTTCCCGGCTGCTATAAGAAGGTCGTTCCAACCTTGGTTAACAGAATCTATATATCCAAATATTTTCATAACACAATTCCTACTTGCTTGTAAATTTTAAGGTATTGTTTGGCATGATTTGCCCAATTATAACTTTGTTCCACCATCCTCCTTTGTGTAATCTTTTCCTGAATGGCTATTTGTATTCCTTCCTTTATTGCTTCAACAGTCCTTTCCACAAGTATAACCGCTCCAAATCTGGCAAGGTGTTCCCAATTACCAACCTTGGTTGTTACGACAGGTATCCCCATAGCCAAAGCCTCCAATACCACATTACTACTTCCTTCCGCCTCACTTGCCAAAACAAACACATCAAGTGTTTTATAAAACTCCACAACTTTCTCCTGTGGAAATATAGCAGGATATTGAGATGGGTCTTTCACAAATACGATATTAAATAATCCCTGCAAGTCAGTATTCAATTTTTCACAAGCCTGCCCAATCAAATCTGTTCCCTTATATATTTCATATTCCTTACTACTGGAATCATTTCCTACCCACCCTACTCTAATTGGGTTTGGTTTAAACAATTTTGTGTCCACTCCGTTTGACATAAGATGACAAGTTCTATATTTTGGATACAGGATTTTATGTATGTTTTTATTCTTGGCAATTATAAAATTAGCCTTCTCACAAATACCACTATTAAGAATCTTCGGTAGTAATCTCTCCGAGGATGCTTCAAACCCCCACACAGTATTGATACCAAGTATCTTCTCATTCAAAACAGGATGATGCATATGGATTAAATCATAATCGTTAAAATTATCTGGTAGGTCCCATTTGAAATAATCTGTAATATCAAAATATTCTTTCAAATAGGGAGCGAGATTCTTTGCCCGATTTGGAATTGCCCATCCCTTATTTTCACCAACAATGTTTAGTAATCGTTTCATAACCATTCCTTATGCTCTATATCTTTTAACAATAGTGATAGGACATTATTATAGCCTTGATAATAACAAACATCACAAACAGAACCATCGAAGCAATCTTGCCGTTCAATTATATCTACAATGTCTTCTCCCCTTCCCATAGACATTTTGGGATTAAAATCTTTCTTAGAACTGTTTATGGCATATTGAACACCACAGCAAGGATAAATATTACCATCAGTACCTATTGTAGGTTTCAATAAACTAACCCAACATCTTTTGGTTCCTTTTGTTGAATGGTTACGAGCTTGATAAAACACTCGCCCATCTATTCCTTTTAAAATGGAACGAGCTTGTACTATCAAAGATTCATCTGGGTGGAATATATCAACCACTACCCTTACATGAGTAAAGTTTGATGCATTTGCAAACTTTACCAATCTCTTTAAATCTCCAAAATCATTTTTTAGGCTATCATCTATTATTACGAAACTAAAAGCCCAATCAGTTTTGGAAAGTCTTTTTGCTGTCTTCTCAATACCATTAGCAAATTCTGAAGAAAAGACTCGGTCACTGTCAAAAGAAATTCTACACCACCCGACATCCTCTTCTAATCTATTTAATAATATACCATTTGTAACAAACCCTACCAAAATACCAAGCCTTTTACATTCCCTAATAATCTCATTTATCTTAGAATGCAACAATGTTTCACCCCCGCCTGTTATTGTAATTGATATACACCCCGCCTGCTTTGCCTTTTGTAGAATTATAAAAATCCTTTCTATGTCAAGCTCAAGCTGCCTATCCACATCACTACAAGAACAATATCTACATTTAAGATTACATTTATTGGTTACAGAAAGCTGTAGATGGCGGAGCAATATATGTTTGTGGTTCTTCATTCCTTTGATTAATTCCAAATCATGAAGGATTTTGACAGGTATTGAAATATCCGCAGAAGAGTAAGAATTTTTATTCATCTTCTAAAATTCCTTCCTTATCATTAACCAACCACCCCTCTTCTTTCGTAGTCACGTTATTGTACAAGTCTGCATTCATCTGTACTTTTTTCTTATCCCTAATTTGATTTGTCCCCTTATGAAATTGATGAATAACAAAAGGAGCTTCCGTTGGGTCAGGAACTATAATCTCCACATTTGATTTATCTATGCGATGATAAAATTCCATATCTTCATAATCACAACCATCTTTGTACCTTTCATCAAGTCCTCCAAACTCCTCAAGTAAAACCTTTCGCATCATAGCCGATGTAAAATGTGGAGCCCAAGACCGATGTCTTGGATGACAATACCAAATGTTACCTTGCCGCCCACGACTTCTTTCCATCAAAGGCATGGTGCCACAAGCTCTAATAAGTTTGCGGAGCAACCGATTAACCCTTTCCTTTAGAAAGTCAATACGCTTAAAGTGCTTCATGTTCTCTTCAGATATGGCATAACAGGCAAAACATATATAATTTTCATTATTGATATGAGCTTTAGTATAAGCCAACACATCTCCAACATGCAGACATTCGGGACTTTGCATAAGTATGATATCACCTCGGGCTGCTTTGTACCCTATATTAAAAGGAATGGAGCAGCTATTCCACGTTCGCTGTTCTTTAGTTATTTCTATCACCTTGATATTCATATCAAACATATCCACAAGGTCAAGAACCTTTTCACCATCATCGCTGGCATCGTCTACTATAATTATTTCCAAATCCTTTTCTACGGAATTACTTATAGTATGCAATGTCCGAATCAACAATACTCTTCTATTCTTGTAAGGCATAACAATTGAAATCATTTTAAATCCTTCCTTTCTTCAATAGTTTTTGTGCAAAATAACTATAGGTATTGGTAAACTTTTTAAGGTTTGATTCTTCCATAATATTATTGTACCTTTGAGAAGTCAAATCACCAGCATACCAATGAATTCCTATACAATCCTGAGGCACTCTGGTATGCTGTTGAGCAAAGACATGCTCCATCTGATTATATCGCCAAGGATATATTCGAGACATTTCCAAATTATAAAATTGTAAATCACAATAATGATTTTTAACAACATTGAGATTTTCACGCTTGTCGATTTCTTCATCTTTTTTCAAAATATCACACCAGGAGTCAACAGAATGAACCCCTGCTGACTGGTAGGCTTCTTCAGTATAAATTTCAAAGGTATGTTTATATAAATCTTCAAAAAACCTGTTCTCCCCAGAGGAGCCAAGTAAACCAATTGACCAATAATTATGATGGGCTATTAAAACATCTGAATGAGAACATTCAAGATACAAACTATCAAATGGTCTTACAAAAAGAACATCAAGGTCACAGTAAAATCCTGAGCATATAGCCATTTTTTGCCATTTGAAAAAATTACTTTTATGTGAAGGACCTACTTTACTCGCATCCATATCAACAAACTCATTTAGTAACTCCCATCTCAAAATAGTAATTCCTAAATCTTCTACCATACCCAAATAATCTTCTCCCTTATAATTATAAAAATCTTGAGTAGGGCTGTCCTTCCAAGTTTTAGAATGAACATTATTCCGAGATAAAAAGAGAACCACCTCCCAATCGGGATTCAATATCCTGAAAGAGTATAAAGTCATATACCTCATCCAAGACATCTTATTACCGCTCCAAAAGAAATACAGAACCTTTTTTATCATAATGGCCACCAAACTCTTTACCTTGTGCTTCTTCGTATTCTGCTTTCAACTCAAAAAATAATTTACGATTATCTTTTCCACGACAATTCCTAAGACTTGCATACCTGTCAACTCGTGGATGGCGTTGGTGTACTGCATATCCCACCTTTTTAGAAACTATTTTAACTTGCAAACCCTTAATCATAACTCGTAAAAGTAAATCATTGTCATCGTAACCAAAACCATACTTATATCTCTCATCAAACCCTCCCAACTCTTTTAAATTCTGTGCTGTAATTGCTGACAACCAATGAAGTCCTGCAGGTCGATACTTAATATGATTATACCAACCCATCCAATTTGCAAGTTCAGGATGACTTTGTTGTAGTCCATCAAGTATATTTAACACCTCTTCAAAATTAGTATCCCAAAGAGTTCGTATTTCCTTGGTTGTTTCATAGTCTATAGCATAACAAGAATAGGATAGATAGTTTTCATTGGTAACATTATTGACTGCATGTAAAAGTAAATCACCAATATGCAAACACTCAGCATTTTGGATTATAATTATCGCACCTGTTGCTTTCCTAAACCCCATATTGTAGGCTATACAAGAACTTCGCCACTTCTTCTTCTCTTTGGTAACCTCAATCAAGTCTACATTTAAGGCACTCTGTGTCACCACAGGCAAAGCCCTCTTATCCTCATCACTGGCATCATCTACTATAATGATTTGAGTGTCTTGTATAAGAGAAGATTTTTCAAGACTCTTCAATGTTAAGGCCAATTGAATGGGCCTATTAAAATAAGTCATTACAATTGATATGGATTTCATTTTACTCCCTCCAAGGTATTAAAGGCTTGATATGGAATAAACTCGTTCAATCTACTTACGGGTGAGCAGGATATAACCTCTATATCAGATTCCTGTTTCATAATCTTTAAGGCTAAGACAAAATTATCATAAAATCTATCGAGGAGTTTATCATCTATTTTTTTAGTCGTCCCATACCGCTTGTGGTAATGAGTCGTTCTTAATCCTTTGCACAAATCTATACCCAATAAATATATTTTTTTATATCGTAACAAGACAGCCAACTGAAAAGCACAAAAGCCACTATTATATCCTGTCTTAAAATCATTGAAAGAAAAACCAATCCCTTCCAAGCCACTACTCCTAATAAGCATATCAACACAAAATAGATTGTAAACATAACCTGACTGGGTATGCTTAAACCTACCATCCTTCCATTTCATTTTAGGGTGGAGCAAGTTAGTTACCATTATCCAGGTAGTTTTTATGTCTTTGAAATATCCTTCCTGTATTTTACGAAAGATACCAGAATCACCTGTGATACAGTATGTAGGATTTGGAACATCAAAAGCTGCCACATTGACAGCAATAGTATCCTTATCTTTCAACTGGCTAAAGGGAAATCCTTTTAGACTTGAACCCCCACCTATTATGAAAACTTCATTATTCACTTGTAATTATCCTTTCCAAAAGATATTTTTATCAACTTTCTTAATCTTCCAATTTACTTAATCTACCCAAAATATCTTGTAATTGTTTATTTGTAAAACTTGCCTGTCTGTCTTCATATGGTATTTCTATAGGAAGTGGATTATCAGTTAGAATTTCTTCTGGTGTCTTATTTACTATTTTGCCGTCAACAATTTTTTGTGTAATATCATTAGCAGCATCACCCTCCAACATAAATTCGTTTTCCCCGATTTGTGCTGACATTTGAGATAGGGGTCCTCCAATTTTACGGAGTATTTTACCTTCTTCATTGTAAATAATAAATATCATCTTTTAAGTTCCAACAAACTTAATGCTCTATTATAAATACTATCTTTTTGGTCATTTTTTACTTGTAAATAATAAGTATAACTGCCTGCAGATTGTATATCATATGTAGTACAAGCAAAAAGTTGAGTTAGCATTGCACCTAAACCAATATTAGAGGGGGGTTCATAAATAACAGTAGCTTCCCGTAATACACGCACTTTCCAAGCCCAACCCCCTAAGGTTTCATGTAATGTGCAAGACGCATCTATTTTAATATAACCACCGGTAGTGGTAATAGTACAAGATTGAACGGTTTCATATTTATTAGTAGCTTCAAGTTCATACGCACCGGCAGTATAAGCAAAAATAGGTATAGTAACAGCATTGCCGGCTATCTGTAAGGTATCAACTGCAAGGTCTTCTATTGCACCATTTGCTGCTGTTATTGAATTTGCCTTCATATGAACTGCTGCGATTGTATTCCCCTGAATCAAACCTCCATGTATGATAGGCCTTCCCCACGCAGGATAAGCAACACCATCAGCATTATAGCACATTAACCACTTATCCACTCCTATTGCATTGGCCATTGTATCAGTAGCCTTGAAGGTATTATTATTATCATTTTTATCCCAATAAATATATTTGGCGGTTGTGTCACTCTCTGTTATTTCATAGGTAATTCCTTTATAAGTAAGTAGGATAGGGGAATCACTGGCAGAGCCTACATCAGTAAACCACTCTACAGTATCAACTGAATTACCAGTCCATGCAAGATTATAAGTAAAGGGTTTATCCATTGTTGGGAGACCTTGCAATGTCTTTGGATATTCTCTTCGTATTTCATCAAAACTTGGAGGCCTAATAATTTCACCATCACTGCTTCCCGGAGCATTGTAATCTGATATTGGTATTGTTGGACTATCGTCATCATATGTATAAATAGAAGCGTTATATTCTATTGCCGTAATTTTAATCCTCTGTTCGCTACTTCTACTCAACTGCATAACTCGATACTTCTTCGCTGCTCCACTGGAACTACCATAACAATAAATATCATTTTCACTTGGATTCGTTGTCCAAGTATCAGTTATCGTTATGACTGTTCCTGCACTACTTACCTCCTGCACATTATGACTTTCAATTTCCTCCTCTTCACTTACCGGATTATAAACCCTTATCAAAACCTTATCTATCTCACCAGAACCTTCGCTGGGTATTACTGGCTTATCAACCATAATTGTATTATTAGTTGACGCAACTATCCTACCCCCTTCTCTCCAATCTGGTACATCGTGCTGCACATAAATTACATCACCAACCATACAGGCAATCGCGTCTATATCAGCTTCAAATTCAATTGTAGAATTTAACAATATATTTTGAGCCAATCGAAACATTCCCGCCCGATAAGCCTCCGATTGTTTCGTTATACCAAATAAATTAAGGGTAATCTTATTTTCAAAAGCACCCGCAGAACTATTATAAATTGAAAAAGGAACTCTCTTATAATCCTGTTCTGCATCTCTATAATGTATTTCTATTTCACTTGCTCGTTCGGATTGGGGTAAAAAAGTTTGTTTGAAAGTATCCTTTATAATATTACTAACATTAAACATCTGTGAAGGGTTTGTTGCTTTGTCAATTGCAATGGATAATCCTGTACCATTCCAAATAAGAACACACCTTGCAATTTCACAAACCTTCAAAGCTGCCTCCCACATCGAAGTACCAACATCAAATCCGCCATTAAAAGTTATTCTTTTTTCCGTCCCCTCCCCTATACCAGTTGGAACTAACTCATCACAAAAATCAGCTAAGGCTACAAAGGAAGTCAAATCTAATCTGCTCGGATTGATTCCTTCATATCGTTCCACTTCATAAGGAGAACCGCTCGAACCATCTCCACTTATAACCGGCTGGCTCAAAATATCATATATTACCCACGCTGGATTATTGCTATATCCCAAACTCCATGTCTCTGTATTATCATCATAAACTGCTACTACTGCCCCCTCTTGTACAACATCTATTTCTAACGCCCCTGATAATTGGTCTGTAGCCAAAGCCTTCACAGCCAAAAGCGATAGATTAGGATACTTAAAACCATCCTCCATTACTTCTCTAACAGAACCAAGTAATAATCTGTCACCATAACGAGAACTGGTTTCATCCGTCGTGTCCTTTGTTACTCTTATATCATACTTTGTTCCTCGGTTTATAGTTACAGCTGACCCTCCTGTATAACTACCACTTGCCACATAATTCTTACGAATGGCTCCGGTAATATTATTGGTTATTGTATCATCAACTAAAATATACCAAAGACCTGCATCATGTTCTGAAATCTCAATTTTAATATCAACACCGTGGTCACTTAAACCTCCTTGGTCATTTGCATAATAAAGTCCTCTATTAAAAAGCAATTCTATTTCCAAATCATCATAGTCATTATCAGGGGTAGTATAAATCTCAGCACCACCAGTATTTGTAACTACTCTATTGGGCCTGTATTCAGGTTTGGTGTTGCTAAACAAACTGATTGCTGTTTGTTCTATCGTTCCTCTCTTTTCCTCAATAGTTACATCATCGTAATTTTGTATGGATTGTCCATTTATTCGTATGTCATAATTGGTACCATCTGATTTTGTTATTCCTTCAACAGGTCCAGCACCCAAAGCAGTCAACATATTAAGTAACTGCTTAGTTTCATCTGCACCATCTGGTTCTGTATATAAACTAATAACATTACCAAATAGTTTATTTTTACCATAAAACTTTGGAACAACAATTCCCTGTCTTTGTACCGTAGTCGGATGCCATTTATAAATCTGAGAAGCTTCGGCACCATAATCATAAGATGGTAATTGTGGCTGGGGCATCAAAGAATTTATCAACATACCCCCTGCTACGATGGTGGATGCCATTGCTATTGCATAAGCCATCGTTCCAGCTTCAAACCCTAATACCGTTCCAGCCATATAAGGAGCACCCACTGCCACCAAAGCAATCATTAAAATTATTCCAAGTATATCTTTGTCTCCACCCCCACCAGAAATGACAGGTATAAAAATAATTTCATCCCCAAGGCCAGGAACAGTTGAACCCCAAAATTGCTCATCTATCACCATTCCATTCATACTAATGACAACATCCAAACCCTCTGGTAAATATTCATCTTTCAGGGCACTTAAGGACTGGCTCTGAAATACCAGATTCTTTACCTCTCGTTCTTTACGATTGAACGGATTCTTTATTGTTATCATTCGTATTGGCATATCTGTAAAAGCCCTCAACTTTGCTCTTCCAAAATTTATGGTCTATTTTCTCAATAGTTACTGACCGTTTTTCCATAATGTGAATAAAATGATGCTTATCCAACATCACTCCCATATGATTTAAAAATGGAGGACACAATTGAAACCCAACAATACAAAAAGGTTCAGGTTTTTCAAGTCTAATATAATCCTCATCCTTACCATTATTTATTATATCACTTCTCGCTTTTAAATTCTCAAAGGCTGCCAATATTTGTGTTTCTTTTATGGGTAAATCTATTCCTGCCCTTTTACATACTTCGCGAGATAGTGTATAACAATCATAACCAACCTTTCCATCACCACCCTTCTCAAATGGTTTGCCTAATAAATCATCGCAGTTCATAGTCATTATGCTATCCTCACAGTTCCGGAACGAATTCCTGGGAACCCACCAAAGTTTACAGAATTCTCTCGTTCCCTACATTCAACCAAAGTTTTTTTACAGGTTGCATATCCACATCTACCTCCCGACGTATAATTTGAAAATGTATCACTATCTATATCAACTGTAAAAACATTTCCAGCGGAAGACGCATCTAATACTTTACCACTCTCTCCATTTATTTCGGTCATCCCCCCTACGTCGGCAAATTTAATAACATCATCAACTTCAAAGCCACAATCTGTAACACTAACTTCAGTATTGGCTCCCTTTGTAATACCAGTTATGGTTTTACCTGCATACTGACACCTCGGTCCTATTTGGTCTTCAACATCTTTATATTGGTAGCGACAATGCAAAGCCAAAAATTTATGCAACGGAAATCTTTGTCGCAGTGGATTAGGAGCTCCCAAAATGAATGTTACCCATTGTACTGTACTATTACAGGCAATAACATCATAGGTTAATTCAAGTTCACTGTACATTTCTGTTAATCTGCCAGAATTAACCACAGTAACTTTAACTGTCGAACCAATAGCACCATCTAAACTTTCAAGATATGGTTCCAATAAGTTTGTAATGTTACTTACCTTTAATGTAACTGTGGGAATTTGACCTTTATTCATATTCTTAGTTGGTTCTATCTCAAAAGGAAATGCAGTATAGGTTTCACTCACGCTGGCACTATTATCAATGTCGTCATTAAAATCTATATCCTCATTATTTCGAACAAATCTTAGGACTGTACCACCAATATCATTCAAAGTTATCTTTAATAATATTAACCATGAATTTGGAGTGGCTAACTTGTTCTTTTCCAAAATAATATTAGGGGGCAAATCTCGCATCCTACGCCTCTATTATTATAAACCTTGCAGACCATTTTTCGTGGTTGCTTGGTTCTATCCTAAATTCTATAGGGTCCTTTAACCTAACCGAATATTCTACATCTGTTTTTGGATGGTCCCAAGTAAACGTGTTACCACTAACATTCCTCTCGGCTTGTAAAGTATCTAATAAGCCCTTATCAGCTTCTGTAAGAAGTGTATATTCAATCTCCCATTCTTTTTTTCTACCTGTAAATCGCCCTCTACTTATTATTGTACCATCTTCAGCTTGAGATTGAATAGCAGGATTATATGCTAATTCTTCTTTAAAATTTGAAAGGCTTACACCTCTTGATAATGTTGGAAAATCAGCCATTTTGTCCTATCCCCTGAATAGTATGCCTTAAAGGTCCATATTGATTTATTTCTTCAGTTATAATTCCAACAACCCATTCTCTACCATTCCACTTGGGTTCCCCATCTTGTTTAAAGGCTTGCCCTGTATTATTATTTATAACAATATTTGGCGGTGCTAACCCACCTCCTTTTGGAATAACTGTTTCACCAGCTTGTAAAATAGCAGGAAATTCATCTGATTTTAATCCACCATGCAACCTTGGAACAATCCCACCTTGATGCATTGGCATTCCCATCCACATTTCTCCGGCACCAACTGCTGTGGGCATTTGACCAGCTGGAACAGTACCCGCTGAAGAGGCACCAGGCATTAAACCAGGAAACAAACCGGTTAAGGCTCGTACCATTTGAGCCCTTATTAGTATGGCTAATAAATCTTTCAACACAGCCTTAGCAAAACTCTTAAAATCTGCTTTCCCCTCTATCAAAAAATCTGCCAATGTATCACCCATTCTTTGAAAAGTATTTGCAAATGCCTCCCCTACTCGCGTTGAAACATCTTGAGCAGTATCCATCCACTCTTGTATAGGTGTTTTCATTTTTTCCAATTCTCTGTTATATTCCTTAGTCCGTTTCGTAACTTTTTGCATTGCATTTTCTAATTCAGCTATATCAGCAGGATTCAATCCTAAAGGATTTTCTCCTTTCAACTTTAGCATCTTACTTTGTATCAAAGCAATTAAAGCATCAGCATCCTGACCAAATTGAACTTTCACTGCTTCCAACAATTCTTGAAGATGTTCAACAGTAGCCTTCCCAAAACCCTCAAGTTGTATACTGGTAGCTTTATATCCCACTATAACTATTTTTTTAAAATCTTCTAAAGCCTTTTCTGCTTTTTCATTTCCCGCTAAAAAAGCACCAGCCCAAGCATCACCAGCTTCTTCAAATCCTCTCTTAAACTCATTTATCATTTGACTAAAAGTAGGGGCATCCCATCCGTTCACTATCCCATCCTTTACTTTTTTTAACCATGCCCATGCACCAGTTAGATGGGATATTAAATTTATTATAAAATTATCAGCTTGAGAACCAACAAACTTGAATAATTCCACCCATTGTCTTCCAAACTCTATAAGGCCTTGAGTCAATTCATGATTGATAAGCCAATCAAAGCCTTCACTAAAAGCATTAAACCAATCTTCCATTCTATTCTTAATAACCTGCAAATTTTGAACCCAAGCAGCTCTTAAAGTATAAGCTATTGCTGCTAATAACAAAGCAACCCCAATTGGGCCAAACATTGCTGTCGCTAACCCTACAAAAGAAACGGCAAGAACATTGACGGTGGCAATCATAAAGGCAAAAAGTTTAAGAAGTAAACCTGTAGCTATCAAAACAGGCCCAATTGCTGCGGCTACTAACAAAAAGGCAATCACATTCCTCTTACTACTCTCCTCCAGCAAATTCCAATATGCCACTGCCCTCCTAATCTTTTCATTCAACGAGAGAAGAGCTGGTGCTAATATACTCCCAATACCAATACCAACATTCCTAATTTGGTTCCATAAAATCTTCATCTGTGATGAGAAGGATTTTAACTGCCTCTGTGTTACTGTTTCTGTAATTCCTCCCATTTTCAAAAGTTCATCATTGTATTCCTTTATCCTGTCTCCCAATCCCATTAAAGGAAGTATGGCTTGTTGAGAACGAGCTTGGAAGCCAAGCATCTGAAGAGCGGCAACTTTCTGTTCAGTTGACATATCTCCCAATGCCCTTGTCAAATCTCCTACAATAGTCCACAAAGGTTTTAATTCTCCAGTCGTATCGTATATGTCAATATTAAATCGCTCCCAAGCCCCTCGATGGTCTTTAAATCCTTTTGTCATCAACCGAATCATTCTACTCATCATATTACCAGCTCGCTGTGCCTTAATGCCTTGGTCAGCATAGGCAGCCAATACAGCCACACCTTCTTCCAACTCTATATTATAAGCCTTCATTGCCGGGCCAGCTTGTGAGGTTAATGCTAAGGAAAATTGTTCCGTAGTGGCATTGGCAAGTGTGTTTGCTCCTGTCAAAACATCAGTCACCCTTGTCATGTTTATCATATTCTTTTGAGCATTTTTAACTGTTAACCCCAAAGCACTTTGAGCATCTGTTGCCAAGTCTGTAGCCGTTGCCATATCAAAAGCACCTGCCACCGCAAATCTTTCAACAGTGCCTAAGGCAGCCATTGATTGTTTGGCGTCAAGTCCAGCCGACGCTAAGTAAAAGTAACTCCTTGCCAAATCTGTAGCTGAGATAACACCCCTATTGGAAATCTCTAATGCCAACTCCCCCATCTCCTTCCTTAATTGAGGAGTAATACCTGTCATTATTGCCAACGATTTGGTCATGGCATCATCAAAGGAAGCAAAAGCCTTAACAGATGCCCCACCCATAAGCAAAAGTGGAGCAGTTATGTACAAAGACATGGTCCTGCCGATTGTTATCATCCGCTGAGACATCAAACGCATTCGAGCCTCGGCCTTACCCATCATCAACATATATTGAGTAGCGTCCGCCCTCAAGTGTACAAGTAAATTTCCAAGGTCAAGTGTTGGTCCCATTTTCTTTTTCCTTGTTCTTAATACCTAAAAAACCACACCAAAATGCCTTAGCCTTCTTTGTTCTTTCTTTCTTACTCTTTTTTGTTTTTGGTTTACTTACCTGGCCCACATTTTTAAATTTCATCAAGAAAGATTCTATTTTCACTCTTTCAGGATGCTTAACGTAAGACCGTCGCATCTCAGCGGCAATATTAGCAAGATAGTAATCTTCCTTAGAAACATTAACCATTTCCTCATTGTCTAAATAAGCAACCCAACCTACGAACTCAGTAGAAGTAACCTCAAACTTCGCCCTTTGTACGGACATCTTTAAGTGAGAAGCTATTCGGAACCACTGGTATTGCTCCCCTCTAAGTCGTTTTTTGCTGCTTCAAGTGCTTCCTTGTCTAAACCACTAAGCGATAATGCCCTTTCGTGTAATTTAGCAAGCATCGTACTGGGGTAACCTCCAATAACCGATTCCGCGACAAGTTTACCATCCTCACCATACAAACATAAGGCTAAGAATTTCTTCGCTGAAAAAGATTTGAAATTTCCACCAGCAACAGCACGGGCTTTACCTTCTACATCCATCTCAAACTTAATATCAAAGCTGTCATTATAAAGAGCCCGCTGCTTGCCAGTCAGTTCCTTCAAGGTGAATTGTTTTTCAACATTATCACTTCCTGTTAAATATACAGGAACCTCTTTTAATACTGTACTAAATCTTAGTTCTTCACTCATTTTACTGTCCTTTCCAAAAATTTCAAGATTAGCATTATACCTAATACCCTTTAAGTAACCAGAAACAAGCCTCTCTGCCCGTCTCTCGCATCGAATACAGTTTTACAACACTTTGTATAGGTTACACCAAATCAAGCTCTTACGGACCCATAGCTGGTGCTATCTCAGCACTACCATCCCAATTAGATGGTATGATGGTAATGTTTGCAGTTGGCTGTTCTCCTTCAACAAGAGGATTCGGTTTGAACTCGTCAATCCAACCCCAAAATGTCAAAGTGCTGTCATCCGGGAAGGTTACGACAATTTCCTGATTCACATTCACAGCCGACAAAATCTCAGTGTACAAATCAGGGTCGTATGCACCAACATACGAGCCTGGAGACAAGGTTTTCAACTGTTTAGGAAGTTGGGTTCGATAAACCGAATTCCTCATGGTGGTTGTATCAATAGGACCACCACCTTCTAACCCAGGAGGAGTTACTTCCTTCTCATACAAATAGGTTTCAATGTTGCTACCTGCACCCGAAAATGCAACTTTGGTTGCGTAGCCGTCTTCCATTACTGTAGGCATCATTCTATCCTTTCTAATTAAGTTACACTATTTTTTTCAATGTTATCAAAAAGTTTACTGTAAACAAAAATCTTCTTTGGTATCCTCTTTCACTCCCCAAAGGAACAATAGGGGTAGACCTACTTATATTTTCCAATAGATAAGTAACGCCACCTACCTCTACGGTATCCCAACAAACATCATCCAATGCCAAAGCTATCTCCTCTATTTTGGCATACCCTTGTTCATAATCATCTGAACGAATTCTTAATTGTATTCCGGGGTGTTGCACAACCTTACCATTTGATAATTTCCCGTCCAACACTCCCGCGGTATCATAAATGGAACCACAGTCTACTTTTACATCTTCACCATCCGGCATACTTGAAATGTACAATGGCCAACTACCCTCATCACTTGGCAACGTCATAAGTGATAGAGTATTTATAATATAGTAGGCTAAGATAGATATTACCGAACGACCAAAAGCCGAATCCTCTGCCCCAGAAAGGTCCCTCTCGAAACTAAAAAGACCACCTGTAACTGCCGGTATCGTTTCAGCTATTACTTCATAACTCATATCTTCACCGTAATATCCCTATACTTATTACCAGCCGATGGGGAGCGAGTTATCGACTGCTCCAAAATAACCGTCGTACCATTTTCAGCATCAAGTAATTCTTGTTTCGTTGAATCTCCGGATTTCACCCTCCAATTACCTGCTATAAATGCAGTCATTATTTTCATGACGGTTTCCCAAGTCATTGTTCCACCCTCAGTTATTCCTGTCATGGCTTTCATAGCAGCGACAATTTGGTCGAGTCCTTCCTGCTCTATCTGATGGACATGCGTTGAACTGCGAGCTAAAATTACAAACTTTTCATTACCGTCAATAGCCGGATTCCAATCATCTCCAACCATACAGATTTTTGTGTCTTTGTCGTAAGAATCTATATGTCGCATCTGACCAATACCTGTGCCCGAAGTAAGCATAATCCAATCTTCTGCATAGAAGTTTACAACATCACTTGCTCCTGCATCAAGTTCAATTGTATTAGTACCACCACCATCACTTACTGCGGTCTCATCACGGAGAACAGTAATATCTTCAATTGCCCGCAAACGTCTTCCCGCAGAAGTGGGGTCATTATGAGTTGCACCTGTAAGAACCTCATCCCAAACATCGGCTACAACAGTGTCTGCCTTTGCTTTCAATGCAATTATGTCCGCCGCGATATTCTCTCCAGCAGCATCTTGTACCGTTGCATCTTCAATGTCTTCTACATTCACATCAATTATATCAACGGCAGTTTTCATCGCCGCTAAATCGCCGTCGCCCGCCGCTTCTGTTAACGCATTCAAAGCATATAATAATCTGCCGGATGCCTCCATTGCGGTCGTAATATCAGAAGTTGATATTGGCGTTGCACCGTTAACTGTACCAATATCGCCGTAGTATGTTTTCAGCATCCTTGCTTTATCGCTTGTCGCCGGAGTAAATGGATAATCAGATTCCAAAATTAACTGAACGCCTACTTGGTCAACAACTCGCCGAATTACACAAGTACCAGTATCTGCGTCTTCGACTTCAAGCAAATGATTGATATACCAATCGTTTGTTTCTTGAAAACCAGCAACTGACATAAGATTAACTGTTTTATTATCTGGTGCTGATAATACTTTCGTTTCAAACAAATAAGGTCCATTCATTTTCGCATTTAGTAGCCATGCAAAACCATCAACAGAGGTATCATTTGTGTTTGTGCTGTGAACTCTTATTTCCACTTTGACGGCGGTTGGTTTGATGAAGGGTATAATTCCATTGGGATAAGTCCAAATAAATTTTACCGAAGCATCCGGGACTTTTGATACCGCCCCGGAAGTATAAAACTTGAAAAAATCATTCTTGGCGTATGCTAACCAGACTTCGACAGTAATATCCGCCGCCGCTCCATTAAGATTGTCTAACTGAAGCATAGGCGTAAAAAACAGAGATGTATTAACCGGCCCTGTATATGCTAACACAGCAACCGCCGCTCCGCCGCCGTTATAAATATCAACTGCACTAAAAGTTAGCGTACTGTTTAATGTATCGGCCATTTTTTATTCCTTTAATGTGCTATGTTGTCCGGCGGATAACATATTGAATTATTACAACCATCAGGCCGGTATTCTCTCGGTATTAAACAACCAATATCCGGGCTGTACCAACCGTGAACCGGGTCTCTTAAATCCCTATATTTTTTCGGTATTTTATTAAATTGTTCTTCTGGCATTTCAAGCCCCGCACACGGAATACAACAATTCTGTACCTTGCTCCCTTTTTCCAAACATCTTAAATCGCATAATATTCCAATCACATCACACCGAATACATCATCGAGTTTACTACACGATTTTGACCATGTACCAATGCCGTCAACGTGCAGTCTTGCTTTCATTCCGTGAGGCGTAGGTATCACTTGAGGCTCCAAAGTTACTAAAGCGTAGTTATTTTTTCCTGTTCCAGCATCGGCTTCCTGCCGAATCCCTACGCTGCCGCCGACCGATACATACCAAATACCGTTACGTTTATAACAATGAGCGTGTCGATGTCTATGCCCACCAATAGTTAATTGAACACACTCAAAAGCATCTACAACATTATAAAAAGTCGTAGGGTCTCCAAGTCTCCACCACCCGGTATGCGGATGATTTGGGTCTAACCACAAATGACAATGCGAAACTATAACAACGGGCAAAGAAGTTTCTTCTAATCTTGCTGTCAACCATGTAATTTTATCTGCGTGCAAAGCCTGTCCGATAGTGCCGATAGTGAAAAACATCACAATGTATCTGATACCGGCTATGTCTGCGGTATAACCGTAAGGATTTTCGTCTTGAAGTGCATGGTAATAATTTTCTTTTGTTACCGAATAACCCGATGTCTGGTTATTGATTACATCAAAATAATCCGCCATTGTAGGTTTATTGTTTTCCCCATTCCAAACGGGGGCCCAGTCGCCATCTTCGATATTCGGATAACCAGCAATATGATTACATAAAGCGTTTAATCGAGGCATTTGAAAACCCGTACTGGCATGGGTAGCGAGAGACAAGTAACTTGTATCGCCGCTTAAAAATCCAAGCATCAAACTGGGAGTTGTTCCTGAATCAACAGGGTCGCCTAAATCTATCGCCACCTCGGCACCAAAATTATTAGCTGCATTGATTATCCCCTGCTCCCGCACTTGCCAGCTCAAAGGGTCTCGCCAGCCCTTCATAGTATACGCATCTATATTGCTGCAATGAATACAGCTAAACGGTGCTATCCTGTGTCCGACCGTTTCGCTTATTGTTAAAGAGTCAATCTGAGCATTTATGCCATTACCGCCGACACCAATTACGATGCTGCCGTTATCAGGTGCAGTTACGATAACATGATGCACCCCAAGTGCATAATCTGACATTTTTATATGTCCACTTTCATCTATATCACCTCCGATAAGAAAATAAAAATTACCCGCTACACCATCGCCCGGTGATTTTATTATATCAAAATCAATTTTGTATTCTTTCCCCGATACGACACTAAT